AAAGATCCATCTGGTGTAAAGAGAAAAGATTTTAGAGGCAGCAAAGCTAAAGGTGGTCGTATTGGTTATTCAGAAGGAACTCCCAAAAGACAACCTAATAGAAACATACCAAAGGGTGAAACAACAATGGGTCCTGTTCCTGCAGATAAGAGAAAAAAAGTTGCAGGTGGTGGATTAATGGAAGCTACTGCAAGATTAAAAAAACAAGGTTTACGTGGTGGCGGAATATCACAACGAGGAATGGGTAGAGCTTTCATGAAGGGAGGGCGAGCATAATGTCTACAAAACAAAAAGAGGGTTCTAAAGTAGTATCTAAAAGAACAGCAAAACTAAAAGAAGACAAGAATTTAAAAGCTTTTGCTGAAGCTATGAAACCTATAACTAGTAAAAAAGAAGGTATACCTAAAATAATTGCAATAGCACAGTTTGATGAGGCTATATCGAGAAAAAATGTAGGTAAAGGTTTAGATAAAAAAATTAAAGAAGGTGATATGTCTAGTGTTAAAAAAATAGCTGAAGCTGCGGCAGATGAAAATCAATTAGCAAGCACTGAAAGAAAAATATCTAGAGATTTTATGAAATCAGGTGGAAGAGCCATGTATAAATCTGGAATGAGAGTTTGTAAGTTAGCCAAAAGAGGTAAAGGAAGAGCTTACGGAAAGAATTCGTAATGGCTAAGAACGGTTTAGATAAATGGTTCGCTCAGAAGTGGGTAGATATAGGAAGTAAAAAGAAAGATGGATCTTTCTCAAAATGTGGAAGATCAAAACAAAAGAAAGATGCAAAACGTAAGTATCCAAAATGTGTCCCACTTGCAAAAGCAAGACGTATGACAGAGGGACAAAGACGATCAGCAGTTTCTAGAAAAAGAGCAGTTGCACAAGGTGTTGGTGGTAAACCAACAAATGTAAAAACTTTTACAAAAAGACAAAAAGCTATGGGTGGTGGTTTTATGGCAAGGAGAGCAATGTATGTCTAGAAATGATTATGGATTAAGATTCGGTGAATCAAAACAATATTATGGAAATTTTCCTGATGGTAGAACAGCCATGAAAAGAGGTGGTGATGTAATGCCAAAAAGAAATAAAAAAAATTTTCGCCCAACTGAAAAAGGCGCGGGCATGACTAGAGCTGGTGTCATGGCTTATAGAAGAGCAAATCCAGGTTCAAAACTAAAAACAGCGGTCACTGGCAAAGTCAAACCAGGATCTAAAGCTGCTAAACGACGTAAATCGTTTTGTGCGAGAAGCGCAGGACAAATGAAAAAGTTTCCTAAAGCTGCTAAAGATCCTAATTCTAGACTACGCCAGGCTAGAAGAAGATGGAAATGCTAAAGGCAAAAACTAAAAAATTTAACGGTAGATCATATAAAATATCCCCACTAAAAGAAGGACCCTACAAAAAAGGTCTTGTAAAGAATTTAATGAAAGCTAGACGTGAAGTTAAAGTTGCATTAGATAAGAAAGATAAAACACTTGAACGAAAAGCTCGTAACAAAGTGCATAAATTTAAGAAAAAGTTAGGAGAACGATAATGGTTAAAAAACTAAACAAAGTAGCAAAAGCTTTAGGAAAAGCTTCTAAGTTACATAAAAAACAATCTAATATAATTAAAAAACATATTAAGGAGATGAAACGTGGCGGATCCAAAAGTAGGAACAGGTAAAAAACCAAAAGGTTCGGGAAGAAGATTGTATACGGATGAAAACCCAAGAGATACAGTCAAAATAAAATTTGCAACACCTGCAGATGCAAGAGCAACTGTTGCAAAAGTAAAACGTGTAAG